AACAATATAATTAAAAATATAGATGGCTCAACTTGTAAAGGTATGAACGAGTTACGTATAGCTTTTAATGTTTCGTATCAACTTAGAAATTATAAAATGGTACTTAAAAGAGCATCGGTTAATTATGTAGAAACTGCTCAAGAGGTTGTTTCTTATACATCTAAAGATAAGAAGAGAGGGTTTAAATAATGAATGAAGAAACTGTAACCGTAACGATTAAAGGTGTTAAGTATGTCTTTGATGGGGATGTAATCACTTCCTCCATACAAGAAGCTATATTGTTTTTACTTGAGCGCGATAAAAAAGAGAGAGAATTTTAATGCAAAAGTCTGAATCAATTAAAAACATTGCTATTGCTATGTGTGAAGTCCAAGCATCTATGGAAGCAGCAAGTAAGAGTAAAGAGAATCCATTCTTTAACTCTAAATATGCCGAATTATCAGAAGTATTGAGATGCATTAAAGACGTTATACCAAGTAAGAATTTAAGCTTTATGCAAATGCCTAGCTTTGAAAATGGCGTTGTATCAGTTGAAACTATTGTTATGCACTCTTCAGGAGAATGGATCTCTTCTATAAGTTCCGCCCCTATATCTAAAAACAACCCTCAAGGTGTTGGTGATGCTATCACATACCTTAGACGATATTCACTAGCTGCTATCTTTGGGCTTGCTCAGAAAGATGATGATGGAAATAGCAATAGTGAGAATTCACCATCTAAACCAGTAAGTAAAGATGATGATAAGCCATGGTATAACGAACCAGATTACCAAACAGATTTAGAAGGCATAACAACCGCAATCAGAGGAGGTACACCACCTGATGATGTTATAAAACAGATTTCACAAAAATTTAAAGTAGCAAAGAAGTATAGAGAATTAATCAAAGCAATTTAACTATTAATAACAGAGGAAAGAAACAATGAACATACCAGAAGAAGGCTATTATTACCTAATCAGTAAAGAAGAACCTGAACCAGTGTTGGTACATGGTTACAAGTGCACAGATTTAGACGGTCAATTTGTTTTTGGTTTTAATACGCATGATGGCGGCGCTTTAGTTCCGCTGTTTGATTTATGCGAAGATACAACAATTATTAAAGTGTCAGTTTTATCTGGCGAAGTTTTTAACCGTTAAGGAAGTAAAGAAAATGGCAGGCGTTAACAAAGTAATTATTTTAGGTAATTTAGGCAAAGATCCCGAAGTTAGATTTATGCCTAATGGTGGGGCAGTTGCTAACATGACTATAGCGACTAGTGAAAGTTGGAAGGACAAGCAAACAGGTGAAGCTAAGGAAAAGACTGAATGGCATCGCGTGGTAATGTTTGGCAAGTTAGCTGAAATTGCAGGGGAGTATTTAAAGAAAGGCTCAAAGGTTTATATTGAAGGCTCTTTACAGACTCGCAAATGGCAGAATCAAGAAGGTAAAGATCAATATACTACTGAGATTGTAGTTCAAGGCTTTAACGGTGTTATGCAAATGCTAGACGGAAAGCCACAAGGTCAGCCAGCGCAATCGCAAGGAGGATTCCAGCAACAGAAGCCACAACAAAGTCAAGGTGGGTTTCAGCAACAACAACCACAAAGCGGGTTTTCTGGTGAAGGTCAAATGGCAACTAACCAGCCACAGCAGCAATACAAACCAGACAACACGCCACCATTTTAATTAACAATAGCCACAAGGAAGTGGCAACAAGGATACTTATGATAGATAAATTAATAATAGAGACATGGCAAAGGAAAGGTTATACATTTGGCGTTTTAACGTATAGAGATTTTACTTGTGTAACTCTAGAGCTACCTTGGATTAACAACGAAAGAAGTATTAGTTGTATACCCCGTGCGGGTGCTTATGTTGGTCGCAAGTATACAAGCCCTGCAAATGGCGACTGTATAGCGATAGATAACGTATTAGAGCGTGATTACATACAAATACACGCCCTTAACTGGTTACATCAAACAGAGGGGTGTATTGGTGTTGGTAGGACGTTTAATCCAACGAGCCACAACGGACCAATGATAACAAATAGTAAAGATACGCTTAAAAAGTTACTGGCTGAATTGCCGGATACATTTAATATTGAGATAACGTAAGAGGAATTATTATGTTTGGATTTGTGAGTGATATGATAGATTCAACAGTTAAAATCATTGATGATGCTGTTGATATAACTTTAGCTGTAGTTACGCTTGGTGAGTATGGCGAATTAAGTAAGGAGAATGTAACTAGGCTAATAGCAACAGGTATAACTATTTATGCTTTATCTGAGGCTACAGGTGTTGCGGTTGATGTTATAGAAAAGGTACTTGAAGATTAGTTAAAACTACCGCTAGAATTTAAACTCTAGCGGTTCAATCTAAAATTTAAGCTTATTATCTTCTACATAGGTTTTATTATCAGTGAGCCATTGAATGCGTTCGAATCCGCTTTCAGGCTCACTTGAGGCTCCCCCAAACATTTCTTCCATTTTAGTGTTAATTTCATCCAAAGCTTTTTGATAAGCTGCATCTGTTTTTTCCTTGGTTGATAAATCAATTAAATTAAGTTCTGAGATATAAGTCCACTTACCATCTTTTTCATATTCTGCACGTAAACCATAAGTACCTGGGAATATTTCATTGGGTGTTAATTTACATTTCATATTGTAAGCTGTGTATAACATAATTTATCCTATTGTTGGGCGTGTGCCATTAGGGAAGCCTGATTGAGCTGGGTAGTCTCTAAGAGATATTCTGTATGGCAATAAATCAACTGGATAATCAGGAAGCTTAACTAATTCATCAGTTCGTAATAGCTCTGAATCACGCCACTGTCTTTCAATATCTTCTTTAGTTGGCACGTATAAAACACCAGAGCTTTCTATTTTATGCGTTGCTGTTTCTAAAATAATATTCATACTATTGGCCTCGCTGTGTATCTAACATCTATCGACGTATCTGTTAATTTTTGCACTTCTAACAACAATGAGTTGCTAACACTAAAGCCAAATGGTTGATAAGTAACATTAGAAAGACCACCTATTAATTGTGCACTGGCAAAAGACGTAAAACCAACATCGTTAAATACAACAGCGCCATCTATGGTTAATTTTACGGTTGTCGTTTCTGCGATCATGTTTTGTAATGATAAATGACCTAATGCAAACTTACCTGTTAATGATAGGGCTGTTGTTAATGCTCCCATAGCGTTAATACCTGTGACCGTTACATATTCAACACCATTACCTGGTGTGCTAGGCCACGTTAAGTCTGCCGCTAATTTTGATAGACCACCGCCACCACCTACTGAAAAACTCATGCTATATCTCCCATTCGTCTACGCCATTAGACGTTAACTGCACTGTTGTTGGTGATGAAAAGTTAAAATCACTATGCACCCCTGTGTTGTTTCTTATTAAATCTGTACCACCCCTTTGCACTACAGGGTTAAATGCTCTAAATGTATCAGGCAATGTAATAGTAATTATCTGATTAATATCAACTGAATTAGCAAGCGGCAAAGTGTAAGTTGAGCCGTCTTGTAATTCATTTATTCTTAAAGCCGTTAAAGTGCCGCCTCCAGTTTGAGGTATAACTTTAGTTGTCGATGGCTCTGCTATTGGGTTGGCAAAGTTTAGACTAGCCAGTAAAACACCGCTACCACCATCAATATCTGATGTTACATAACGCTGACCGTCTTGAACTACTACACCTCTATTGTTTGGTATAGAGGCTGCTGATAAGTCTGCGGTATCAATAAAGTTTAAATCAACTCTAGAGCCGCCTGTAGTTAATGCCATAATTAAAACTCCATCTTAACGTTTACGAATAAGTCAGAACCTACACCGGCATTTAAGTCTAATCTTGCGCCTGTTGCAGCATTTAAAGCTTGTACACTAAATGAGCCGTTAGCTAAAACTTTGCCAACATTCCATATTACTGGATCTGCGCCTGAATTATCAGGACCACCCGCCATAGTTAAACCAGGCTTAAAACTGTGACTACCTGCCGTCATTGTGGTTGTTTCTCTTGGTACTACGTTAAACTCAAGGTTTACAGCGTCCCAAGTTATCGAAGCGTCATTAACATTAAATGATGGTAATGTAGGATGAACTACCATACCGCCAGCAGAATCAACCTTGAA